GTTCCATCTTTTTATAAATGTATTATTGTAATGATTGAATATATAGTCATTATTAAGGGATTGATTTTGTGCTTCCATCATTATTCTCTGTATATTTTTATTTTATCTATTTTATCTTTATTATATTATCAATTTTTATATTATTGTGAATCATTTCTTTTAAGATCGTCTTTTTTTACCACCACTTATTTTTTTATCAATATCATTTTCGGTACTACTTACAGGTAAATCACTTGCTTCAATCGTCTTTTGAGTATCAACACTAAATTCTGGCGCGCTTTCTATAGGTACAGCTATAGCGTCAACAACAGGTGTATTTATAGGTACTGCCTCTGCTTCTGGGATAATACCAGGTGTTAAATTGTCTTTATAATTTAATTTATAGGATTCAAACAATGGCGTGAAAAAAAACATGATTAAAAATATTACAAAGGATATTGCGGTTACCGTATTACCAAAATATGTGTGTGCGCCAGATATTATATAATATGATAGAATCAACATAATTAATTGAGATTTATATTTGAGAACATCCGCAATCGCATTTTTAAAACTATATTGTGTTGGTTTATTATACGTTTTCACATCATTTGCCTTCATAAACAATGGAAGAGAAAAACAGTAAATAATTGTTGCGACTGAGATAAATGGATATACAAATACGAAACCAGCAAAAATAGTGAATATTATAATTAAAATGATATATATGATTGTAGTAAGTATATTCATACCAGACCATATATTTCCTGGTTTCCAATTTTTAGGACCATCATCATCATCATTATATATTTCATCAGAAGATGAAAACATATTCGTGAAATATCCAATTGGATTAGAAAAAAGTGACGCATTCGTAGAACTCTCGCGTGTACTGAATAACCATTTTAAATTTGTTAACAAACGGAAAATTATATTGGCAAAATTTATAAAAAACATCAACATACACCAAAAAACAAATATAACTGGCGCAATAAAAATATTCATAGACTCGGTAAAAATTGATCCAAATAATTTATAAAATGTTTTGTTTAATTGTAAATTTGTTGCTAAAATATCTTGTAAAACACTACAAAAATACAATAAAAACACGTTTTTATATTTCATATTTCTTAAATATCCAAATAAACCACTTTCTAGTATTTTATCATTTTCATCTATGGAAAATTCTAACTTTGTGGAATAATTTTTATTGTCACCCATTTTTACGTTATTAATACTTGTTTGAAGAAGAGGAGGTGTATTTGTATTGTCTGGAATTATATTTGTATATGGAAAATACTTGGTATTTACCGGGACAATATTGGATAAAAATGCTTTATTACCATATACGATACCTGTTCCAACCCCAATAATAATTGCGAGAGTAATGAATTGTCTAAATAAATATACACCATAATTATAAGTATTTTCAAAATTTATTTTATCAGGTTTACTTTCTTGTTTTTTTTTATCAATTTCTGATGTATTTGATTGATTACTTCTACTCATATAATTATTTAATATTATATTTTCATTAAATTTACCTTGAATTTATCAAAACCCAAAATATTTTTTCTCTAGTTATCATAAATGAAAATAAAATTATTATTATATGGATTCGTTTCTCTTTTGTCAATTATTATCATTTTTTATTGGACCGATTATTTATTCAAAAACCATTACATTCAAGAAGCGTTCTCAAATATACAAGTCATTAAAGAAGGTCCTGATACCACACATAGTGTGAATTTACCGAATCCTGCTTTTGATAAATATACTTGTAAAAATATATGTGGACCACCTGGGCGTTGTCGCATAACTGGTGAGGATTGTGTATCTGACGTTGATTGTTATGGTTGTGTTCCTCCACCCATTTATAATCGCGAAATCAAAGACCAAGCCACAGACATCAAACCAGTCATGAGCACATTTTCAAAAGATATTACTAAAACCGCATCTGAGATTAATCCTGGAGCAAAACCCGCAACCTATAATATGGGCGTTGATATGTGGAAGTCAGATTTTGATTTAGAAGAAAATATTTTTAAAGAAAAATATTATCCGTCAGGAGATTTAACATTTATGATGAAATATCCAGTAAGAACCACTTTTAGTGGTGAATTTGTAGATGACGGTGCGTATGCGTTTAACGCATCCACATAAAAAATACAAAAATAAGTAATATGTTAACTGGTACCATATTTTCTTTTATTTTTAACAAAAACAGTAACATATATTTAATCATCAATCTATCATATTGATTTCCAAATTTTTGTAATAATAAACCTAAATCTTCATCATGATCGTAATCATCTTGAGATTTGTCATCTACAACTATACTATTTTCATCAATTGAAACATTCTCATTAATATCTGGAATGATACAAGTTTTCATGTGATTATTATACGACATTTTTGTATAAAATAAATCATTACAATGATTACATTTTAAAGGATTTACATTCAACTTGTGTTTATCCGTCTTTACATGCTTTATATAACTATTTTTCAAAGGAGTATAATAACTACATGTTGAGCACATATACAAATTCGTATTTGGGTCTTTCAACAAAATGTCATCATTATAGAATTCAACGGTTGTCATTTTATTTGATATTGAATAATATAATTCGTAAAATCTTTTTATATTATTTATTTTGTATTTGTATTTATTTGTATTTATCTGTATTTATTTTAAGTAGCATACATTAATCCGCAGTTTCCACCAACAAAAGTGACCATATTGATTCGCTCCTCAAATACAACCAAATTAAAATTATAATCATATATTCTCCATGTTGGTTTATTAATTCCTATAATTTGTCCCGATTCAGGATCACATATGGTAAGCGACTGGGCGTACGGGTCAAGCGATGGAACAATCGTATTTAATTCAAATTCAATGGTTGTAAAACGACTCATATTAATCGCGCCTGATGGCTGTAAATCAAACGGTGATGTATTCATACAAAAATTATAAACGTATAAACCATCTGGTGCGTTACCAGCAGTTCGTGTGTATTTTTCTATATAATTATACACCCCAACAGGTTGTGCGTTTTCACGATATGATCCATCCAATAATAGTGCCATGGATATTAATATATTTTTTTCATTCTCTAAATTATAATTTCCGGTCAATAACCATCCGGTTAATTTACCGTTTGAATTTACGCCAGGACCGATGTATACAACTGTAGTAGAGCCATCTGGATTTGTCCGGGTAATTTGGTAATCTCCGCTTGTTGAAGCTGGTATTAAATCATATGGCAAATAATTATAAGGCCAGTTGGTATAATTACTCCATTCGTTGCGCAAATTCGCATCACTTCTCTGCATATAAAATGTATAATTAGAAATCATGCCAATAGAATCCAATTGTACTTTATTGGGTCCAGTGACATTGTAAAACACATTTTCTCGTACTTGCCTGAACAAATATTTCTGTTCATTCAAAGCAAAAATTCGGGATTCGGCGTTTGATAAAAAACAATATGTACAATTCAAATGAACGTCCGCGTTCCACAGTGTCCTGGTGTCCGTATATGAACTCACACCTAGCTCTACATCTGGAGGTGTCTGTAAAAATCTATAAAATTGCATATAATACAAATTAAAATTAGGGGCAACATATGGATAATTATTTGCGCTATCCATCACATCACGTATTTGAAACAATTCTTGTATTGGTCTCATAGTAACATTTATTTGTAATTCATTGTATTGTAAGGCAACTAAAGGGAACGCCATTTGTGTCTTCATAGTGAACCATGAATTAAGCGGAATATAAAGAGTTCTACCACGAATTGACGGTTCGGCACCAGCCGGATTTGTAGTATAAAACGCGTTTGGATATGAATTTACACGAGTACCAGAATTACCAGGATTATTTAATTCAGGAACATTACCTGTCATTTTATCAAAAAGCGCTTTCTTTTCCGCGGAAAAATCGCGCTGTGCCATCGCAAGTATATAACTTCCTGAATATTCTTGTAATGTTTGATTCCCACAAGTAATCGTAATTCGTGATATCATTTGTGCTCCAATATTCTCAATCCATTTGAATTCGTATGGTATCCACGCACCAGTATTATTTTCTGTGCTAGCGGCATCTGTATTTGGTGGAAATATAGGACTCCATATATTAGGCAAATCCACGCTCAAATAACAATCCATTAAAAGATCAGCATAACGCTTTACTTTAAATGTAAAATTTGATTCTTCTGATAAACGCAAGGTGCGAGATCCTTCAAAATCAAGTCTAAATTTTTGTAATGAAAAATTAGTATATTTATGATAAGTTGATTTAAAAAATGTTTTACTTGGATTACCGGTCAAAACAATATCTTGATTACTTGCTGAAACCAATTGTATTAATCCTCCACTCATTTATCTATTATATTATAGTAATAAATTTATATTTAACTGA